GATTTGTCTCTAACATTACGGCTTTAAGGAATCACTCATCTTTGTTGACCGTAAGTTTGGGCATCTATCCCCTAAAAGTATGAATAAAGAATACATTATAAATCTAATAAAGGAAACTAAACTATCGTTTGATAGAGCAGAACAACCTTTTGAAAAAGGATTTTACGAAGGTAAGATAAACGCATATACAGAACTGTTAGTAAAGGAGTTAAACAAATAAAGTAATACACACACACACCTTCATTTCCACTGGAACTTCTACTAATCTATCTGTCCCTGTTTTTCTAAAAAAGGAAAAAGGTTCGACGGCTTATTATGATTTCTATTATATTATCTTTTATACTTTACACTATAATCTCCAGTGGAAACAGAGGTGTGTGTGTCTATACAATAAGTATAAATAATAAGGTATAATATATAATAATAATAATGGGCTTCGTTACGTTAGAGAAAAGTGAGAGAAAAGAATTGTTCGTACAAAAGAACCGTTCTAAGCAACAACTACAGATGGCACTTAATGCAAATGCTAAACAACAGTTAATACTACGAGAAGTTATTACCCAACTTAAAGCAGAGAAAGATTTAGCTGGAGCTGAAAAAGGCAGACAGATGTGGTTAGAACTTAAACAGCAACATACAGACCTTGAAGACCTTAAAAGAAGGGCAAAAAGATAGATGGGCTACTCAAGTTTAGATGTTAAAGATTTGCAAAAGATGAACAACGGGCAAATAGTAAATCGCATGTTACGATTACTGTCTGGCAATTATAAATCAGACCCTACATTTAGAAGAGAAATGATAGATTTAATTGAAAGATTAAGATGAGTTTTAATCAACACTTAGGAAAAACAAACAGCCCTGAAGTAAAGAAAGCACCAAGTTTTACTATGACTTATAAAGATAAAATGGCAATAGCAGAACTGTTAATACAAATGGACAAAATAATAAATTTGTCAATCCAACATACAGGTTTAAAAGCAAATGTTAGAAGAAAGCTTGATATACTAAACAGAAGAGCTATGGGTTACATTAACCAACGTTAAGATTAAACTATATAGCCCACCCCCCAATAAGTGAGTTATGCCTTACTCAAAGAGCAATAAGCCACCGCACTACATTTTCGCTATATCTGACAATTTTCAAAAAGACTGGAGTACGTTCTGTACACAGGCTGGTAAAGAACAAAAACCTATATCGGAGCATTTGAGGAATGTCATCAAAAAACACAACGACACAACGGATAGTTAGAATTACTAATACTGGCCCCATAAAGGCCATTGAAAGCCATTTGTATTGGATTGCTATTATTGCTAAGGTAATAGTATTCCTGCTGTTTATTCTCTTAGTATTGCAAATACCTACTGGGGGTGAAAATAGAATATGAACAAAACAAGAACAACATCTTTAAAAGAATTATGGTATCCCCTTATATGTAAATCGTGTGGAACTAAAGCACTATGGGCCAAAGACGGTACGAGTAACACTTATTGTACCAAATGTATGGAGGATGTAGCTTTCAAATGACGACAAGGAAATATACCACTCAGGACAAAGAAGAAGCATTTACTTTGTATTCTCAAAACTGGAGTTATGGAGATATTGCTAGGGAAATGAATAAGAGATACGCTTGTAAGATGAGTAAATCTACAGTAAATCGTTGGGCTGCTAATGAAGATTGGGTAAATAGAAGAGCGAAAGTTATGGATGAAGTTAGAGACATTACGGAACGTAAAGCCACCACTTCTATCGCGCGAGCAATAACAATGGGACAAGAGCTGCAAGACATGTTTGGTAAACAGTTAAAGAAAGGAGAGCTGGAGATACGCCCTCAAGATGCTTATCTTTGGACTAAGATGTTACTTAATTTAGAAACTTCAATGGAAGCTAGAGATGTTCTAATAGATGAAGTTGCACAACTTTCTGCTGAGGCAATGGACAAAGCAGGAATCCCAAAACAAAAACAAGCCGCGTTCGCTCAACACTATACTCAAATGGTTAAAAACTTAAAAGGAACGCCTGATGACTGAGGCTGACCATAAAGACTTCATAACCTTTTTTGCAAAACATCTGAATCCTAAAAAGATTCCCTTCTTAGAATTTGCTAGTGAAGCAATGATGGAGTACATGTTGGAGGAGCCTGATGAGTATTATCCTCTGGCAGACATGCATAAAACATGGCATAACTCTCTAAAAACTAAAGAAAGGGTGGCAATTATATGTGCGAGAGGACACTTAAAGACCTCTTTTAGCCTTACTTATCTGTTATGGCAGATGTCAAGCAACCCTAATTTTAGGGCATTATACATTGGAAATACCTTTACACAGGTTGTAGACAAGCTCACTCAATTTGAAGAATTATGTAGGAGAAGCTGGCGTGCATCTCCATTGATACCAACTAAAGACAATACAAAACGTTGGAACATGTCTATGAAAGAATTTTCCAATGGTTCCAGAGTAAGGGGAGCTGTAATTGGTGGGGCATTAGAAGGACCGCACGTTCACTTGATTATTTTAGATGACGTTCTAGAGGAGTTTCCCAGATTAAATGATGAGAAGATTATCAATTATCTTAATCGGGTTGTTCTACCTATGCGTTTACCTAATGCACAAATAGTATTGATAGGAACACAAAAACGTCCAGCAGATATTACTGCATATGTAAAAGAGAATCCTTACTGGGATTGTATTTGGCATCCTGCGTTAAAGAAAGACGGAACACCAAGATGGCCTGAGTACTGGACACTTGAAAGATTAGAAGAAGAAAGATTAGCAATGGGTTCAAGAGCCTTTGAATCTGAATATATGTTAAATCCTATCGACCCAGACAGTGCAGTTATACCTTGGAGTGTACTCGAACCATGCCTAAATAACGACCTTGAAATGTTTTCTGAGCCAATAAATGACTGGATAACGGTCATGGGAGTGGACTTAGCAGTAGGTTTTGACACCCAACATGACGAAACAGCGTACTGTGTTTTGGCCTATAACCCTAAAACTGAGCAGCGTAAAGTCCTACACCAATGGAATGGAAAGGTTCAGGGAGAAGGTGCAAGCTGGTTAAATGAACAAGTTACAAACATCTCTAAGATAGCAAGTATTTACAAACCAGAAAGTATAATGGTAGAAAGCAATGGGTTTCAAAGGTTGGTTGCACACGCTGCTAGAGATGTAGAGAAGCTTCCTATCAAAACTCACAATACAGGAAATGAACGTAACCACTCACAGATTGGTATTCCTGCGATTGCGGTAGCAATGGAAAAAGGATTATATGAAATACCATTCGGAGGCACAGCAAAAGAGAATAGCAGACCCGGCACTCGTGATTTAGTTAGGGGGTTGATGCAGCTAACATGGGATGGTAAAGGAAAGTTAGAAGGACATGTTGCAGACCCAGTAATCTCCCTTTGGATGTGCGAATTAGCGATTGAAGAAAGGGAACGCAAAAAGTTAAATATGACTAACTGGACTTGGTTGTGATGGGAATATGGGATAGATTATTCAACAGGCCAAAAAAAACGAAGTCAGGATTACAAAAATATCTTGATACGAACACCAATTCATTGCTAAAAGAAGCTCGTACCCCAGTGTATGATGCTGCGGCAGCGTCGTCATATCAGTACGGAAACCAACTGATAGAACCTCCATTTGACCAACATTATGTAGAATATCTAGCTGACAACTATTCCCATCTCCGTACAGTTATCCAGAAAATAGCTGCTCAAGTTGTTGGTAAAGGTTGGGAAGTACAAGCAATAGATGATGATGAAAACAAGTCCGAAGACCAAAAGGAAGCCATAAAAGCCCTATTAACGGACCCATCAAAAGGTTCAGCAGACATAAATGGCTCTGAAATCATCAAAGCAATGGTTAGACAGTTAGAGATTTTTGATGATGTTTGGATATCTATTCTATATGAAAGAGTAGTTAGTGAGAGTGGAGAGACTGTTGGTAAGAGAGTTAAGGAACTTTGGATTGAAGATACTAAGAAAATGCGTTACAACACTGACCGATTTGGCAGGTTCCAAGACGTTGATAGGTTCTGTCCTTTATGTAGAAACAACACTGGAGCGTCAAAACATTGCGATAACTCCCAGTGTAACGACGCTGAGACAACTCTAATTGCCTATACTTTCCAAGATGAAGAGAGTGATATCTATTTTGCAAGAGATGAAATTATACACTTTAACAAGTATTCTTCCTATGCCAGATTATATGGTAACCCACCTATTCTAGCTTTAGGAAAGAAAATAGAAACTGCTTTGGCTGTGGAAGCTTATCAGAATAAAGTCTATTTATTAGAAAGACCGCCTAAAGGATTCTTAGATATTCCGGGTCATAATGAAGATTCATTAACTAGATTAGGAGAATATATTGCAGAAGAAACTGCACGCAATCCTAACTTTATTCCTATTATATCTTCAGGAGAAGGTAAGTCTGGGGCCAATTTCGTTACCGTTATGCCTGATACTACCGAAATAGGAATGCTACCATACATAGAAAAAATCAATAATGATATCAATTCATCTTATGGAGTAATGCCATTAGCTATGGGAGATACTGCTGGAATCGGTGGATTAAATTCAGAAGGTGAGCAAATAACTATGATGGATAGAACTATTATGGAAACACAAGCTGTAATAGAAGAAGGATTCTTTAAACCACTATTACGATTGATGAATGTTACTGACTGGGAAGTCAAGTTTAATCCAATAAACGAAGACAACGAGCAGATGGAATTGTCTAACTTATCACAGAAGTTAGAGATTATTAGAGGATTCCAAGAGCTTGGTATTACTATTGATATGGACGAAAACGGGGAATTGATATTACCCGACGACGGAATCAAGGAGGAATTAGAACGAGAAAAGCCAGAACAGGACGAGTTTCAGGTGGAAGAGGAGCAAGAAGAATTGACAGATACATCTCAGCCCTCAAAACCGCCATCCGTAAAACCGTAAGGAAGGAACTTGACCGACTAAAAAGAGCAAAAGATTGGGAAGACCTAAGACATAGAAAGAATATGTTGATGGTACATCTACCTCGAATCCTGAAAAATGAGTTAGGAAGATACATCATTAGAGCGTTCAAATATACATATAA